GTCCTCGCTTACGGCGACTTGCTCGCGCAGATGCAGAAGGCCGATGACGTCGACACGCTCTCGATGGTGCTCGACAGCGGGCGCGATCTTCCGCAGGCCGAGCTTGTGAAGTTGCAGCAGGCCTACGACGATCGTCGCGAAATCCTGCTCGGCGCCTAACCCTTCCTAACCCCGGAGAAACCATGTTCACCCTCTTCCAGGCAAAGACAAAAATTATCGCCGTTACGGTCGTATCCGAACTGTGCGGGAAAGAACGCAAGCACGGCTGCAGCATCAAGTTCGAGATGAAGACGAACAACTGGATTCTTAGCGAGTTCGAGTCGCAGTTGCGCCACGCTCTCTACGAGCGCGACGACGATCCGAAACAGCCGAATCTCGAAGGCGTCGAAGACGACATGCTCGGCCTGACGCGGCTGAAGTTCCCGAGGCTCGGCATGCCGCTGAAGCACGATTGGGAAGGCGCCGGATACGAACTGTATCTGCACGTCGGCGCGAGCGGGCGTGATGACATCGTGCTAGACGGCGTCGGCTTGAGCGATTTCCAGTTTGACTGCAAGGACGGCGGCAACGTGATTACGACGTTCAAGGCGTTGTGCCATCCGAACGCGCATCAGCAGGGCCGAATCGATCACATGCTCCAACTCGAAACGGAATTAAGTCTTAAGCCGCCGAGCGAGAAGCAGCGTTCGCTTGCAGCGTAAATAAGCATCCAGTAACCCCCGAACCGCGCAGACAGCGCGGCGTGCTTAGGGCGGCTCCCATAGCGCCCGTTTTTTAGAACTGTTCGGCTATGCCGGCGAGGAAATATGAGGTTCTTCACCGGCCTGCACCAGCCGTCCGATGCGCAGCATTTCGATGCCGCGTTCATCAGCAAGAACCGGTTGCTGAAGCGCAAGTCAGCGTTCGCGGTCGGTGACTGGATCATGGATAGCGGCGCGTTCACCACGATTCTGACGCATGGCGGCTATCCGGAGACTGTTGAGGTGTACGCCGCAGAGATCAAACGATGGTCGAAGAACGGGAATCTGCTGGCCGCGGTGGCGCAGGACTACATGTGTGAAGCGCACATGCTGAAGCTGACGGGCAAGACGATTCTGGAGCATCAGCAGCTCACGATCGAACGGTACGACGCGCTGTTGAAGTGCGATGTCGGTGGTGTCTACATCTTGCCGGTGCTTCAAGGGTATGCCCCTGAAGATTACGTCAGGCACATCGCAATGTATGGCGATCGGCTGAAGCACGGCGCATGGGTAGGAGTTGGATCGGTATGCAAGCGCAACGGCGACCCGCGAGCGATCGAGCGCGTACTGATGGCGATCAAGGCCGCTCGGCCCGATTTGAGGCTGCACGGTTTTGGACTGAAATCTACGGCGCTGTCGTCGTGGATCGTGAAAGACCTGCTGCATACGGCGGATTCGATGGCATGGAGCTTCGCGGCGCGCAAGCAAGGCCGCAACGCAAACGACTGGCGGGAAGCAAAGGCGTGGACAGAACGAATCAACAGCCGGCCGCCGCCGGCGCAACAAGGGCTTTTTACAGCGGAGGAATTATGCACGTTGTGACCGAAACGATAGGCGCCCGACTCAGGCGACTGCGCACGGATGCGCGGATGTCTGCAGCGTCGGTCGCGGACCGCATCCGCATGAGCCAGACATACCTCTGTGAAGTCGAGCGTGATGAGCACCTGCCGGGCCTGACGATGGCCGCTGAACTGGCAAAGCTGTTCGAAGTGAGCCTCGATTACATAGCCGGCCTGACGGACCACGAGAACAACCCTTACGTAAAGCGGAACCCGACATGAATACCACCACTACCAAGATCGCTGGAGAGGCTATGACGGACGAGCGCGCAACTTTCAACGAATTTCGCGCGGCCTTGTGCCGGATGAATGACGCAAATACGCCCGTATCGGTCGCAGACCGCGTGATGATCCTGAGCAACGCTACTTTTCTTCTGGACGAATATGCCCGCGCCCTGCTTGCAAGCAAGCAGGCAGCGCCTATGCACCCGACTGAAGCGATGTTGAACGCAGCGCGTGATTGGTCGCTCAAGAAGTATGGCCAAGGGATCGGCAGCGACGCTGCTATCGGATGCTGGCAAGCCATGCTCGCCACATCCCCCACCGCTCCCGCGCAATCGTGCGGTGACGCCGAGCAAGCAGACGCTCCGCAGAAACGCCCTGAGACGACAAGTGAGCACATCGCCAGGGATATTCGGGAAGGCAGATTCCCACAACGGTCCGAACCGCAGATGGTGGAGCAAGCAGACGAGGCGGTGACGCTGCAGATTATGCGCGCAGCGTTCCGCGTCGTCGAGACTGAAGGCGATCCTGATCCGGATAAGCAGCGTTTTCATCTGCGGTTCACTTTCCGCTCAATGCGCGAACTGGATGCTGCGTGTGACGAATGGCGTGCTTTCTCGAATGCCGCCCGCGCAAAGGACAGCAAATGAACACGACAAATCACACTTCGCCGAGCGGTGAGGACGCCGCAAATGGGGCGATTGGGGAGCGGGAAGCGTGGGAACAGCTTCGCGGCTTGTTGGCGGTCGCAATGTGCAGTTTCGCAACTAAGGTCGGCAGAAAAGACTTGGATGCAGCCGTTTCAGTTCTCGATGCGATCACAGAACCCGGTTCACCTATGGCGTGGCTCCGCGCCGCACTCACCGCCGAAAAGGTGGCAGCGGAGCCGATCTATCAGGCGATGGCAACGGATGATGACCCAAACAACAGCGCTGTATGGATGGACGTTGAGGTGCGGGCCTTTGAGTCGATGAAAAAGCGCACCGATGTTCGGACGCGGATCGTCTACGCAACACCGCAACCAGCACAGACACAGGTGGCGCTGACGCAAGAGCACATCAGGAAAATCGCCGAAGAGCATTTCTGGGGAGGCAAATGTACGACGGCCGATGATCTGGAAAAGGCAATCGTAGCGGCGCTTCGCGAAGCGTCTCTCGCCGCGCAACCTGTGAGCGGAGGGAAATCGTGAGCCTCTACCAATGCGAGCACTGCGGGTGCTGCGAGAACACAGCGCTGGGCATGCAACCGCGCACGCCAGCCAAGTGGTTCGACTGGACCGGCATCGAGGACCGCGAAGGCAAGCACCTGTGCAGTGCCTGCGGGCCGACTCGATACAGTCAGGGCACGCCGACTGAATATGGTAAATGGCACGGCCAGTTCGATCGCGTCTTTCTTCCGATGGGCAAGTTCAAAACGAATCGCGTCGGCAACCTCGAACACATTGAAACGGGCAGCGAGGACTTCCGATCGTTCGCCCTCGCCAAGGAGACAAATAATGGTTGAAGACCTGAAACTGATGTGCGAGCGCTTGCGCGGCATGGAACTCGCGACGTGCAACGAAGCTGCTGATCTGATCAAGCGTCAGGCAGAAGACATCGCCGAGAACGATGCGATTATTGACGAATTGCGCGACCACCTCACCGCCCTTGAGTCCGAGCGCGACGCTCTACTCGCGGCAGCAGGGAAAGAGGCGGTTAAGTGTGAGCCTTGCGCGTTTTGTGCTGCTCCTAATACCTGCAAAGAACTGGGCATCTGCTACCGAGAAAAGTATGCCCAGACGAATACTGCGGCGTCGGTATATCAGATCGCCTTCATTGGCGACAACCAATGGCGCGATGTATCGCAGACGGAATTTGTCGCATCACAGAAGACTGTAGGCGCAGCGGACATGCTCTTTCGCATCGTCTACACCGCTCCCACCGCCGCTCTTGAGAAGGGAGACGGGCGGGATGCGTGGATCAGCGTCGATGATCGGATGCCGGATGAAGATTCGGTCGTGCTAGTTAGCGCGTGGGAGTACGGCAAGCCGGATGGCAAGCGTTTCACATTGGTTGCTCGCCGCTCGGGTTCGCTATTTCTCAACGAAGAAACCGGCGATGACCTTTACACGCCGACGCACTGGATGCCGCTACCCGCAGCACCGGCCGCAGCTAACGACAAGGAGAAGCAATCATGAAATACGGATTTGCCACATGCAAAGACTCTGAACGCTGGGCCAACGGCCAAGAAAGCATCCAAGCGACGATTGTTGAAGCCATTGACACGCTTCATGGCGGCGATCATGAGCCTGTAGCCATCTGCGAAGTCTCCGAGCCTGACATCAATTACATGTGGCTCGTCAACACAGTCTTGGAACGCGCCAGCGAGCAGCTTTACGAAGAAGTCGGCGAGGTCGCAGAGACCTTCGAGGTAGACGACGAGCAAAAAGAAGATCTGGCGGCCTTGCTCCGCGATTGGATTGCAAAGCACGGCCTCATTTCATGCTGGAAGGCTGACAACGGGCGTATGTACGCGCCCGGCGACGCTGAGTATGACGCAGCTATCGCCGCCCTGTCACAGAAAGCGGGAGAGCACGATGCCACTTGAAGCCAACATCAAAAAAGTCGAGCGCTGCATGAAGAAGAAGCCCGGCACCATCGTGGAAATCGCTCAGCGCTCCGGTTTTTCGGACACGTTTGTGCGAGAGATTGTCGGGATTCTGTTCATGGGCGACAAGTGCCACATTTCTAGCTATGCCACGCGCGGCAAGCGGGACTTTGCGGTGTACTCGGCTGGCCCCGGTGTTAATGCGCCGACGCCTGAGAAGATGACGCCCGAGGAACGCCGCGCGCGTAACCGCGAATACTATGCCGCGAAGATGGCGAAGAAGGCGGATTCGATCGAGGCGAGCCATAAGGCGCGCATCGCCGCAGAACTGGCGCGGCCGGCGTTTCGTGACCCGCTGGTCGCGGCGCTGTTTGGACCGTACGAGGCGCGGACGTGATCGAAGCGGCACAGAAGGTAATCGCAACGACGGCGCGCGAGTGGGTCATCCCCCGCGCCAAAGACTGAAAGGTCGACCATGGTACGCTTCGTGACTGTTTCGAAGTTTAGCGAAATGACCGGCTACACGGACGAAGCCGTCAAGTCAAAGCGCCGCGACGGCGTATGGCTTGAGGGTCGCGTGTGGATCAAAGCGCCCGATGGGCGAATCTTAATTGACCTCCAAGGATACGAAGAATGGGTCGAAACGGCACGGGAGTGCGTCCGATCAGTGGGAGCACGATCGAAGTCACCTTCGCTTACAAAGGCCAGCGTTGCCGCGAACGCATCAAGCTTGAGCCCACGCCCGCCAATCTGAAACGGGTTGAGGACTTCCTCGGCTCCGTTCGCAACGCCATCGCCAACGGCACCTTTGACTATCGCGTCTCTTTCCCGAACTCGAAGAACGCCGCAAAGTTCATGCAGCGTGCCGGCGATGGGACGCTATTCTCTGACTTCCTCGACGGCTGGATCGAGCGTCAGCGCAAGATCCTCAAGGCGAGCACCATCGAAGGCTATCTCAGTGTCATCGACACGCACCTGAAGCCCGCGTTCGGCGCGACCACGCTGCCCGATCTCAAGCGCGCTCAGTTCCGCGAGTGGTGTGCAAAACAGGATTTCAGCAACAAGCGCATGACGAATGTCCTGTCTGTCGCACGCGCGGCGCTTGGCGAGGCCGTCGACGATGAGCTGCTGGAAACGAATGTGCTGCTCGGCTGGAAGTATCAGCGCAAAGAAGCGGTCAAGCCGGATGATGACGTCGACCCGTTCAGCGCGGAAGAACAGCGCGCGATCCTCGCCGCTGCCGATCACCCGCAGGACCGCAATCTTTTCCAGTTCGCATTCTGGGCCGGGTTGCGCACATCCGAATTGATCGGCTTCCGCTGGACGGACATTGACTGGAATCGCAAGACTGCCCGTATCTCACGCGCGACGACGCGCGCGGCTCGCGCAGCGAAGGTTGATGAATCGACCAAGACGCGCGGAAGCACACGCGAAATCAAGCTGCTCGGCCCTGCGCTCGAAGCGTTGATCGACCAGAAAGCGCACACCTACCTGCTGAATGACACGGTTTTCATGAATCCCCGAACTGGGAAACCATGGCATAACGACCAGGCAATTCGCGTTGCATGGAACCGGCTCATTCACAAGGGCAAGGTGCGTTATCGCAGGCCATACCAGACGCGCCATACCTATGCGTCGATGATGCTCAGTGCCGGTGAAGCCCCTATGTGGGTGGCTTCCCAGATGGGACACACCAGTTTGAAGATGCTCGAGCAACGATATGGGCGATGGATGAAAGACAGTGCTCCGGATGCCGGTAGCAAGGCGGTTTCGCTGTTCGGGGGATTGGACGAAAAAGCTGGCAGAAAGACTGGCATTTCGTAGCCACCTGAGGCCACTTTAAGCCACCCTGTCATTTTTGACTTAAGCGTGGAGCCTTATAAAAAAAGGCTTTGCGGGATATTCCTGGCGGAGAGACGGGGATTCGAACCCTCACCAACCGACCATCCTATAAGGGTCCCAGCCGGGTGCATGGCAGAAACCTGTCATTCATTTTTCTCGCCCGGCTCCCTCGCCTCATCGCCCGTGAAGTGGCGGCTGTGGTACCGGTAGTTCAACGCGCTCGGCTCCTTCAACCCGGTCCGCTGACAGAATCGCCAGGTCGCCACAACCGCGTAGAACTCGGCTTCGTACCGCTTCAGGCCGCCATCTATCTCCATGATCGCGGCGCGCTCAAGCATGTATTCGGTGGCGTTTTCGGTGTCTGCGTCCATCCGGAGATTCTAACGCCGCAACCTAAAAGGCATAACCGGCGGCCCAGACGTATGTAGAATCCGATTCTTACGAAAAATATCCCCGAGAGGGAAACATGAAAAGAAACGAGAGTCTGGACGGGGCGCGCGGCCTCGCAGCGCTATCGGTAGCAATCGGCCATTGCATCACTCATCTTTCTGGCCTGTCCTTCTATTCGAACACGATCGCTGACTTCGGATCGATGCAGGCGTGGCAAATAGCGCTTCGATTCGCCAGTTCGGTGTTCAATGCGGATGCCGCAGTCATATTGTTCTTCGTGCTGAGCGGGCATGTACTTGGCCGGTCATTGGAAGGCAAGCGCCCGAGAATCGATTATTTCGTGCGCCGGATTTTCCGGCTACTGCCGGCCGGAATTGTTGCGGCGGCTCCGTTCATCTGGTACTTCCGCCCGGATTTCACGACCTCGCTCGAAACTGCCCTGCTCGTGAACCATACCGTCAATGGCGTGATCTGGAGTCTTCAGATTGAGTGGATCGGATCAGCGTTGATTTTCATGATCGCCTATCTCGGCGGCCGGCCCCTAGCGCTCGCCGCTGCGCTGTTTTTCGCATGGTACGGTGCGCACACCGGAAATTGGGTTGTGCTGTTTCTGCCGGCGTTCTGCCTGGGTTTCCTAGTGCCGTCGATTCCGGCCGTCATTGCGCGTTCGCGCCCGCTAGCCGCGCTGGCACTGGCTACTTACCTGTTCGCCGATTTGGTCTATGGTCGAGGCCAGTTGCTGCGGCCGCTAGACATGCTCGCTGCATTCGTTCTTGTCGCGCACATAAATTCGCGGCCACGCGGGATACTCCAGTGCGCGCCAGCGCGCTTCATGGGAGACGTGAGCTACCCGTTCTATCTGATGGGCACGTTCGTAATGATGGTTACGACAGTTTCTGTCGGTACCAGTGGTGCCACGATAGCAGCGTCAGTGGGCCTGACGGCGGCTATCTCGATTCCAATCACATTGCTCGCGGCTTACCTGGTTCACTGCTTCGTGGAAATGCCCGGCGTCCAACTGGGGAACTGGCTGCTGCGCGCGCTGCGCAGGCAGCCGGATCAACCCTCTAGCGCGGCCGGCGTGCGCGGATAAAGCCGTTTACCGTCAGCGTGCTTGTCGTGAAGTTTACCGGCGCGACGCAATAAACCGTGGTCGTAGTCGAAAGACTTTCCCTGAAGACCGGTGACGAAAACGACTCCGCCTGACCGGCCGGGCTGGAATAGACGAGTACCGAATATGCCCCACTGATGGAAGATGGCAACGTTGCGGAAGTCGTACTGATAGCGGCTCCGCGCTGTGTCACCACCGTACTGCCGGCGGGAATCGTAATCACCTCGCATTGAACATCCCAATCGCCGGCCGTCAAACTGATGCTCGTCGCATTCACGGGAGTTCCTGATGTGACGGAGGTCCCGCTCGTCGAGTTCGTCAGATACTCCCCTACCACTCCGCCAGCCGCATTGCTGTTCGTTGCTACAGCGGCGATGCCGTTCTGTGGATTGAATGCCGTCGTAACGGTCAGGTTAGGAGTTATCACTGTCCCCGTGAACGTCGGTGATGCGAGCGGCGCATAAGTGCTGGAAACCGTAGAGGCGGTGATCAGACCGGTATTGCAGGTAAAGCCTGTGCTGGTCGTCCAGTTCAGGGCGCTCACCGACGTGCTACAGCTCGGCATAGTGAATGCTGCCGGCGCGGCAGCCGATCCATTCACATTAGCGAGAACGGTATTGGCTGCAATCGACGAAAGTCCAGAAAGCGGGATGGTGCCCCACGCAGGCGCGCTAGATGAGCCAGTCGAGACGATCGCCTGTCCGCTGGACGATCCGGCCGGGCTAAGCAACTGGACGGGATTGAGCGTCGCACCGAACGCGAGCGAGGTGAATGCGGCAAGCGCCGCGCAAAGGATTCGTTTCATGGTTCAGTCCTTGATGATGGCGTCATCGCCGATGGTTGATGTGAGGGCGTTATCGCAGTGGCCGGAGTTGATCCAGTTGAGGAAGCGGCAGAGCACGCAGCCCCACCGCTTGCCCTTGTTCCTCGCCTTTGCCGCTCGCTCGCTGATCGTTTCGTTGGGCGAGCCAGCTGCAAGCGTGTTGAGCGCCTGGTCGAGCAGAATCAACCAGTTCATCAGGTAGCGAAGGATCGGGTTCATTGAGACGTCCCCGGCGTGGATTGAGCAAGCAGTTCGGTTTTGCGGTCGCTCGACTGGCTGCTACCGAAGTAGTAGGCGACGACTGCTGACCACGACGCGCCGAGCGCGCCGAGCATCAACATGAGAGCGTCGTGTGCCTCCTTCTGGATCGGGTAGAACATCATCAGACCGAGGCAGCCGAAGAATCCGAGCGTGACGAAGATCGCCAGGAATGGCGCGGTCACGCTCTTTGTGCTGATCTGCATCGCTCGCGCGCTCGCACGATCCTGCACCGCGAGGCTTGCCAGGGTCTCGGTATTCTTGAAGCCGGCCTGCGCCATCGCGAGCGCGTAATCCTGATCGGCCTTGCGCATCGCGGCGAGCTGCTCGGGCGTCGCTCCGCTGATTGCTGCCGCAATCGCGGTTTGCCGATCATCGGTCGACGCATCGCGCTTGGCGGTGATGCCGAATACACTCTCTAGAGCCATCACAGCGCCGCCGGCCAGCGGTCCGCCCAATGCAGTCGCAATCGTCGGCGCAAGCGTCTTGACGACGTTCAATGCGGAATCCCATGCGCTCATGACGCACCTCGAATCAGGTTGTTGGCGATGCGATTGGCCCAGCCGTGACCGAACTGCGGCCACGTGGGAAGATTGCCGAGGTATTGCAGGCGATAGGCAGAGAACCGCATGACGATCTTCATCGGATCGGCCGCGCGCACCGCCGCAGTTGTGATGGCGCCAATCACACCGTCAGCCGTGACGCCGGCTGCCTGTTGCAGCCACTGCGCCGGGTGGCCGCCGTTGTATGCAGCGTCGAACACCTGAAACCCAACGCGCGGGTCAAACTGATCGCACTGGTATGGATCCCAATAGAACTTCTTCGCGATGGCCTTGGCGGTATCGAGCGGCAAATTCTTCATGTCGCCGGTGTAGCCCCAGCCGCGCGCGACACGGGCGGTGACGCCCCACATCGTTTCGCCGCCGGGATCACTGGGATTATTGGAATAGCCGCCCTCATTGCCGAGCAGCGCCGAAAATGCATCATCGAATGCGCTCATTTCCCCTTCCTGTATCGCTGGATCGAGATATACGTCTGGACCACGCTGTAGACGGTCGCTGCTATGGCGGCAACCCCAGACACGGTGATGTTGTCGGCGGCATGGGTGATATAAACGCCAAGCCATGCAGGCGATGCTTTGGCGGTCGCTAAGATCGCCTCTTTGTAGTGGTCCATGCCGATTCCCCGTGCCTTTTATTTAGTCGATCAGTTCAACGTCGAAGTGGTTGATAACCACATCTGAAGCAGCGACAGTGCTTACCAGCAGAGTGACGACAAGAGCACCAACAGAATTGAACGGGTTCTGAAGGGCGCTCGTCACTCCGCATGTCGAGCCC